GTAAGCCTATTTATAGAGGCGACGGCAAGGTTCTGAAGGGACCGAATTTTAAGAAAGCAACCTTTGAAGACTTAGTACAATGACAAATTTAATCTCTCGAACAGGACGAGTTCAATCCTGGATGGACGATCCAAGTGGCCGCCTACCGGTCAGCTGCACCGTGTTTGTAGTTGAGAATGAAATGGAAGGACCCGATGGCATTGAAGCCAGCTGGAGATTCGCTAGTCATGCACTACGTTACGGCGCTGGCTGTGCAATCCATCTTTCTAAACTGGACCCAAAGGGATACACAAGAGAGTCAGGTGTCGTTGCATCTGGCCCTGTAAGTTTCGGTAAAATTTATAGCACCTTAAATGAAATACTTAGACGCGGAGGGATCTATAAGAATGGTGCGATTGTTCTGCACCTTGATCTATCCCACCCTGATTCTCGTGAGTTTATTCTTACTCCGAGATCAGAACTCCCTTGGTGCAAACGATGCATCAACATCACTGAAGAGTGGTGGGAGGATTGCACGTTCAAGGAAGACCTCCTACACGGAATCAAATCAGGCGACATCTGGCTCAACAAAGTAAAACATGATGACGAAGGAAACAGAATCAGAGGCAACGTCTGCCTTGAGGTTTACTTGCCCTCACGCGGGACGTGCCTCTTACAACATGTCAATCTTGGTGCCTGTGAGTTCGACGACATCCCCCGTGCTTTTGTTATCGGCATGTCCGAGTTGTGCTCACTCCATAGCCAAACAGGTGTTGGAGAGTCTGGAGAATACCTTTCCTCTGACACCGATAGACAAGTTGGACTTGGAATGCTGGGACTGGCCAATCTCCTGCATCGATACGGACTGACCTATGCATCCTTTGGTCAAGCACTAGAGGAATACAACAAAGGCATCGTCATTCATTCAGCTGCTGGTGAGCTGGTCAAACAGTTTGCTAGTGGTATCAAACAAGCTTCAGAGGTAGCACGTAGTCACAAGATGGTACGAGCATTTGCTATTGCACCTACTGCTAGCTGCAGTTATCGAAGTAAGGATCTAGATGGATTTACCTGTACACCTGAAATTGCTCCACCTATTGCTAAGTCAGTTGACAGAGATTCTGGAACCTTTGGTGTTGAAACTTTTGAATATGGCGACGTAGAGATCGCCAGTGAAGTGGGCTGGGAAGCCTACAAACGTGTGGTAGACGGCATTATGACGTTGCTCAACCGCACAGGGCTTGCGCATGGTTACTCAATGAATAGTTGGTCAGATATGGTCACCTATGACGAAGAGTTCATTAAGCAGTGGCTAGACAGCCCCCAGACAAGTATGTATTACAGCCTTCAAGTCATGGGAGATACCCAAGACAAGAGCAATGCGTATGCAGCACTTGATGAGGCAGAAGTAGATGACTACTTGGCCCAACTTTTTAATGGATCCGAATTAGAACCACAATGCGATTGCGCTGAATAGCTATGACACTGTACACACCGTTAACAAGAGAACAGAAACTACTAGCTGAACAGATTGTTCAACTAGGAAACATTGCAGAAGCCATCCGATCCGCTGCACGCGGTGAAGATAGCTCTGTATTGCAACAACAGATCGTCACTCTCCAAGCAGAGATGACATCATTGACAAATAATAATGCTGCATTGTCACAGCAACTTGCTGATGCAAATCAGTTGGTGTCTGAGCTACAGGTACAAATCAATACCCTATCTGAAGGCGACATTACACCAGACAGTATTGCTGAGGTAATGGCCCACCTTGAGATTGAGGTAGGCGAGTGAATCCATATGACAAGCTGATGGCACGAAAGCGTAAGTGGACACCAGTCCAAACAAACGCTGGTCAGTGCAAGGAAGGTGCAAAGCAAGCTATTTACAGAGCCCTTGCTATGCGCCACATGGAACTACCCGTAGGAGATTTTATTACTGATGCTTTGGCCACTGAAGTTCCAGACATGGCGAGGGAGTTGTTACTTTCCAATGTTAAAGATGAAGAGAACCACGACCTGGCTTTGTCTTACATCGCCAATGCTTACGGTGTTGACGAGCAAGCGGAAAAAGAAGCACTTGCCCTCCGTCAAGCGTGGACTTCGCATCCTGATCACACGATCCTCAAAGCGATGGTTGCCGAGCGTGCAATCTTCTTCGTTCTTCTACCCTTCCTACGCTTTAATGGTGACGCTGGAATGCGAACAGTTAGTGCAGATATCTCCAGGGACGAGCAAATACATGTCGCAGCAAACTCCCTTGTTTGTAAAGAACTGGGGTTAGAAGCATCACCTTCATTAGATAAGTTGCGTAAGGCGACTATCAATTGGGTAATGCAACCACTAGATAATAATACTACCGACAAATATTTAGACAAAAAATTTTGGCTCCGTTCTAGTGATCAATTGATGTATCAAGGTAAAGCACCTGAACTTTCTGACACCAAGCGAGCACGTTCCTTAGCATTCTTTGAGCATAGCAATGTCAACCTCCCTTCCTACGCTTAACTTACTAGAAACAAAAGGCATTCAAGCGAATGCTTTGCTAGCAGTGTTAGAAGAAAACTTTCCCCCAACAAACCCTACCCCTCAACAATCAATGGAACAGATAATGTTTCAAGCTGGACAGCGTAGTGTTGTTGAGTGGGTCTATCATTATATGGATGAAATCTAATGTGTGCAGCACAACCAAGACCGATTACTATGCCTCAAGCAAGGTCAGCCCCTCCTGTCCAAAACCCACCTGACAGGCCAGCGCCTGTACCTCTGACACAACAACCGCTGCAGAATAAAACACCATCACTAACAATTGGTGGCAGTAGAAAGAAAGACTCAAGTCGTAGGCGTCGTGGAGCAGGAGCAGTATCCTCTGCACCAGTAGTAAACACTGGTGGTAGTAGCGGTGGAGTGAACGTATGAAAACAGCGAGGATGAGATACAACCAGCTGCAATCAGATCGTCAACAGTTTCTGGATGTAGCTTATGAATGTGGTCAACTAACCCTCCCCTATCTAATCAAACGAGAGGGTGACACATCGAGTCATCAAAATCTTCGTACTCCTTGGCAGTCAATCGGGGCAAAAGCGACGGTGACTTTAGCTTCAAAACTAATGTTGGCGTTGCTTCCTCCACAGACTACCTTCTTCAAACTACAAGTCAGAGATGACAAGCTAGGTTCTGAACTAGATCCAGCTATGCGTAGTGAGCTAGACCTTAGCTTCAGTAAGATGGAGCGAATGGTTATGGCTTCTATTAACTCCAGCAATGATCGCGTGGTTATTCACCAAGCAATCAAGCACCTTATTGTTGGTGGTAATAGCCTTATCTTTATGGGTAAGGAGGGATTGAAGAACTATCCATTGAATCGCTATGTTGTCAACCGTGATGGTGACGGCAATGTGATGGAGATAGTAACGAAAGAATTAATTGACAGAGAACTTCTTGGGCAGGATGTACCCCTACCTAAGCCGAACAGCGTTAGTGCTGGTGGTGGTTTGAATGGAACAACCGGAGTAGGTACAAATGAAGGTGACGTGGAAGTGTACACACATGTCAAGTTGGAAAAGAACAGTGGTAGGTGGGTGTGGCATCAGGAAGTATTAGATAAGATCCTTCCTGGTTCACGTAGTACCGCGCCAAAGAATGCTTCTCCATGGTTAGTCCTCAGATTCAATAGTTTTGATGGTGAAGCCTACGGTCGTGGCAGAACAGAGGAGTTTCTAGGAGATCTTAAGTCTCTTGAAGCACTCTCTCAGGCCCTCGTAGAAGGCTCTGCAGCGGCAGCTAAAGTTATCTTTACTGTATCACCCTCAAGTACAACTAAACCAGCCACGCTGGCGAAGGCAGGCAACGGAGCAATCGTGCAAGGAAGACCTGATGACATCGGTGTTGTTCAGGTTGGAAAGACAGCTGACTTCCGTACTGCATTTGAAATGGCTAACCAATTAGGTCAGCGTATTCTTGATGCCTTTATGGTATTAAACGTCAGGCAATCTGAGCGTACAACTGCAGAGGAAGTACGATTAACTCAACTAGAACTAGAGCAACAGCTTGGTGGACTATTCAGTTTACTTACTGTTGAGTTCCTTGTTCCTTACCTGAACAGAACCTTGATGGTTCTTCAAAGGAGCAACCAACTACCTAAGCTACCTAAAGATATTGTCAGTCCAACTATTGTGGCTGGTATTAATGCACTAGGTAGAGGTTCAGACAGAGAAAGTCTGATTACATTTATCACTACTATCTCTCAAACCTTAGGACCAGAATCACTAATGAAGTTTGTTGATCCTAGTGAAGCAATCAAACGCTTAGCTACTGCACAAGGAATTGATGTTCTCAATCTTGTGAAGTCACCTGAACAAGTACAAGGTGAGATGCAACAAGCACAGCAACAACAAGCACAGATGGAACTAACCAAACAAGCTGGTCAGTTTGCATCGGCTCCAATGATGGACCCTACCAAGTCCGAAGGAGCAGAAGAACGAATGGAGCAATTAAGTGGCAACTAGGAAGAAGCCAACCCAGGCTGAAGCACCAAGAACTAGCAAGGAAGTAGTACATCCTCCTACAGAGAAACCAGTACTCAAGGTTGAAGAACCTAAACCTAATAAATATGCACCCAAGGAAAAGATTGGCAAGCCAACACTTGGGCGTTCGACCAACTACGTAGAGAAGGTTGGTCTTGGAAACCTTACAGTAATTACAGCAAATGGCAACACTGACGTATGATTCCACCCCAGCGGATCAGCCTGAATTCAATGAAGCAGAGATAGAAGCTATTGCTATTGGAGAGGCACACGAAGCTGAACAGAATCAGATGCTCGCTGGCAAGTTCAAAGATGCCGAGTCACTTGAACAAGCTTACTTAGAACTACAAAAGAAACTAGGACAAACCAATGAACCTGAAGAAACAGAAGGGCTGCAAGAAGGGGACGAAACCAGTGAAGAAGTAGAAGAGGCACCTGAAGCTTTCGTTAATGCCGAACAAGAGTGGTATGAAACAGGAGAGCTATCACAGGAAACCTTTGATGCTTTAGCTGATATGGATAGCAGTGATCTTATCAATGCTTACCTTCAGTCTCAAAACGGACAGCAACCAGAACCTCAACAAGTACAGATTGGAGATCAAGATATCTCCTCTATCCAACAGATTGCAGGTGGTGCTGATCAATACCAAAACCTTATGGCTTGGGCAGGAGAGAACCTACCTGCTAACTATGTGGAATCCTTTGATGCTCTAGTTGATAGCGGTAATGTACCTGCTATTCAACTTGCAGTATCTGGTCTGCTGGCCTCTTACACAGAGGCTAATGGTTATGAAGGACGAATGCTAACTGGTGGTCCTGCAAGGGACACTGTTGATGCATTCCGTAGTCA